TAAGGTGTAACTCCGCGCCCTACTAAATTAACGGATGTAGAAGTGGTGTTTATTGTGCCGTCAGGCACCACCGCTACAATATTACCCCTACTGTTATTAATTACATAACTCATCTGTTACTCCAGTTTGATGTATTTAGTAGTCAAACGCAAGCCAGATCATTTGGTAAATACAGCAATAGGACCGAAACCGTATGACACAGCAAATAATTGATGTAGGAACCGTGGCCAACGATGGGCAGGGAGATTCGCTGCGCACTGCCTTTATCAAAACAAATGATAATTTTACCGAACTTTACAATCAAGTTCAGACAAATCCTCCGACCAGCAGTAGCGGACAAGCAGGTGATGTTGCAGGTATGATTGCATATGACGAACAATATTTCTATGTTTGCGTGGCCAATTACGATGATACTTCAGTAATTTGGCAACGGGTAGCATTTGATGGAACTCCTTGGTAATATGGCACAACCTGTATGGATCACTCCTGCTGGCAGCCTTGGTGTAATACCAGTTGGTGTGTTTTTCCAACTTACACTGCTAGGTGAATTGCCCGGCCAACCCGGAGAAGACCTTTACTATACTATTATTGCTGGTAGATTGCCTGACGGCATACAATGTGCTGCCAATGGTGTAATTTCTGGAACTCCAGATGCTGTGGCCAGTTTGCAAGGTGTTCCAGTTGAAGTAGGACGCGATACCACAAGCAAATTCACAGTGCGAATGTATCAGGAAACTGATCCTACTAACATTCGAGATCGCACTTTCTCTCTCACTGTTGCTGTGATCCCTGAACCAACTTGGGTTACTCCTGCTGGACAAATAGGAACATATTATGACAGTGATGCAGTAGACTTCCAATTTGAATTTAACGAAGTTTACACTCCAGACACTACAGTGGTCACATTGATCGCTGGCGCATTGCCCGGTGGTCTTACCCTGGGGTTGGATGGGCTGCTTACTGGTTATATACAACCTGCACAAAATTTAGATGCAGTGGCTGGATACGATATTAGTGCGCAAGATGCTGACCCTTATGATTTCTTAAGTCAAAGTATTAGCAAAAATTATCAATTTACTCTGCAAGTCAGCAACGGCCATGCGTCTAGTTTAAGAACATTTGAAATCTTTGTTTATAGTCGCAGTCAGATGCAAGCCAGTGATGCTGTGTTGATTGACAATAACACATTTATCACAGCAGATGAAACAACCTATCAAGCACCGTTCTTGACCAACGCCAATCCCAGCAATTTAGGAAATTTTAGAAGCAGCAATTATTTTGCCTATCAGTTTGTGGGCGAAAACTATGTAAACCAACCTATCACCTATGCTATATCGGTCAACCAAGGTGCAGGCTTACCACCAGGCCCAGTATTGGATCCCACATCAGGTTGGTACTATGGTTACATTCCTGATCAAGGAACAACACAAGTAGAATACAGTTTTAATATTGTGGTGTACCAAAGCGAATACATTACTCCTAGAGTAACAATAACACACACTCAAGCTACTACAAATCAAATTACTTGTTCAGGAACTGGGCAACTTTCGATAGGACAACCTATATCACTGGCCAGTGCGTTAGGAGGATTGCTTTCTAATACCATTTACTATGTCAATGCTGTAGTAAGTGAAACTGCAATTTGGAATTCTGCTCTTGACACAATTGTTTCTTACGAAACAGTGTTCACTGTTGGATCAACTCCTACATTAACCACCGCCACTGGTGCGGCGGAAACTACCTTGGTAATTGAATGTACTGCTACTACCAGTAGTACAAATCGAATCACTTGCTTTAGTACTGAGAATTTAGGAGTGGGCCATCCAGTAGTATTCACTGGCACTGCATTTGGTGGGATAACTGCTGCTGCACAAACTGTTTACTATGTGAGCGAAATAGTAAGTCCCACTCAGTTCAAAGTCAGTGCGTACCCCGATTCCCCAACATCAGTTACTCTAACTACAGCCACTGGATCAATGACTGCCAATATGATTTTGGCCAGCACAGCATATCCATTTACCATGACCATTACTGGTGCAGTAGAAGCCGAAGTTGTTTGGGACACACCTGGAGATTTAGGTGATATTACAAACGGTTCAATCAGCATGTTCCGAGTACAGGCAACCAATCGCGGCGGCCGTACCATGAAGTACAGACTCAAAAGTGGCGCATACAATTCATTACCCCAGGGCCTGCAACTCATGCCATCTGGTGATATTGTGGGGCGTGTGAGCTTTGATACATTTGCCATGGATCTTGGCACTACCACGTTTGACCAAAGTTTTATTATCAACAGAAACGTTGCAAGCCTAGGAACAACATTTGATCAAACTTATGTGTTTACTGTGAACGCTTACGCCGAAGACACCAATCAAACTGTTTATGAAGTGTCTAGCATTGACGTAGTATCTGGTGGGTCAGGATATAGTTTTTTAAATACTCCTACTATTGCAATCAGCGAACCAGTAGGAGCCAGTGCTGTTCCGGCAGTAGCAGGAGTTGTTACTGTGTCAGGTGGAGCAATTTCGTCAGTGACTTTGTCCGAAAATGGCAATGGTTATACTTCCGTGCCAACAGTTACCATTACACAAGGGTTTGGCGGGTCTGGTGCTAGTCTTACTGCTGTGATGACAGCAACTGGCAGTCAGGACGTGATCAGTGTTTTTAAAACTTTTAACATAAAAGTAATTCGCGAGTACAATAGACCTTATCAAAATCTCTATGTGCGAGCCATGCCTCCGCCTGCGGATCGTGCGTTAATTCGCAGTCTATTAGACAATGAAGAAATTTTCCCACCTGAGTATTTGTACCGATCTGATGATGTTAATTTTGGTAAGAGCAGTCAAGTAACTTATGCACATGCATTTGGACTGGCGCCAGACACTCTAGAACGTTATGTGGCCAGTTTGTATGAAAATCACTACTGGAAAAATCTCATACTTGGGCAAATTGAAACTGCACAAGCCATTGACCCTATTACAGGTGAAGTTGTGTATGAAGTTGTGTACAGCAAAATCATAGACAATCTTGTGAACACCGCAGGTGAAAGTGTCAACAAAATTGTAACACTGCCTTATGCGATTGTTGATCCTGCAGATGGTAGTACCATAATCACTTCAGTATATCCCAACAGCCTGGTCAACATGCGCAATCAAGTTATTGACGTAGTGGGACAAATTTCAACCAAGTTGCCACTGTGGATGACTTCAAAGCAAACCAATGGGCGTGTGCTAGGATTTACACCAGCTTGGGTTATAGCGTATGTGAATCCCGGACGTGCCAAAGAAGTATCATATTTTATACAAACATATTTTGCCCAACAACTCAACTCAGTTGACTTCAAAGTAGATCGTTATATTCTAGATAGAATGTTGAGTAAAAATTGGGACACTGATGGCCAACATTGGACACCTCGCCCTCCTACATTGACCACGTTTGATCGCTTGAACACCGGCGGCGCAATTTTTATTGGAACAGTAGACATTTGTACTAGTTTAGCATGGTCTGATGTAAACAATCGATCACTTGCTTATATCAATGACTTGGGCGGGTTAGATGGTGTTATAAATGATGTAATAGGTAAAACTATCATTTTTGCCAAACAAGAAGGGTATGATGGCCCACCAGGCAGTAGTTACCCCAGTGCAGACGCAGGCTGGCAAACTTGGCAAGCACCATTTGGTGGAGTAACAGGATCGCCCGATACGTACTTTGATACGTTAGGGCTGGACTATTCTGTTACAGTGAGTGATTCTCCAACAGATCAGCGTATGGCAATATACACCATAGACATTAACCCAAATTCAAACTGTTTGGAATTAACATTGACTACTCAACCAGTGGTTAATGATTTTGTGCAAGTGCTTGAAGGAACATTTTATAGAACAGCATTTCTATACTATCCGTCTACACCTGGCGAAGGATTAACTGAAATCAGCTGGCTGTTCCTGCCCACAGTCGTCGGAGATGAAACTGTATTTGACGAAAACAGTTTGAAATTTGTAGCACCCGTAGATATGTACAATCCAACAGATACATATGATAAATATCTAGTATTCCCCAAGAGCAATATCTTGGTCTAACAAGGACAAAAAATGGCAAGTAATATTAACCCAAATAACATTGACGGATCGTACCCGGTAGCTGGACAAGACAATAACAGTCAAGGTTTTCGCGACAATTTTACCAACATCAAGGTAAATTTCCAGTACGCTGAAGAAGAAATTAACGATCTAGAAACCAATGCTATTCTCAAAGCAGCTCTTACAGGGTCAACGCTTGATAACAACATGAGCAACAATACCATTTATGCTGTTAATTTAAATGACACCAGTACCACAAGAATTGCTGCCACAGGAACATCGGGTACTGTTACACTAAACTATGCTTCTGGACAATATCAAACAGTAGCACCCAGCACCGGATCGGTTACTCTTGCTTTTACAAACTTCCCTGCCAGTGGATATTTTGGCATCTTACGTGTGCAAGTTACTGTCACTAACACCGCCTACACATTAACATTGCCTGCCGCAGTTACATTAGGCACAACTGGTATCCAAGGCTATTCTGGTGGCGTGATTACATTTGCTGCCACAGGTACTTTTGTGTTTGATTTTTCAACTTCAGATGGCGGCACAACCATCACCATTAATGATGTGACTCGTGCCAACAACGTGTTGACCAATCCACTGTTCCTCACAGTGAGCGAAGACCTAGCTGCCTCGGCAGCAGCCAGTTTGACCAAGACCACCAGTTACTTTACCACAGCAGCCGCAGAAACTGCTACTCTGGCAGCAGGTGCTGAAGGCCAAATCAAAGTGTTTTCAGCGGTTAGCATTGCAGCAGGTAACATGGTTATCACTGTAACCAATGCAGGTTGGAAGAGTTCGGGCACCGGAACTGCTACATTCGCCACACTTGGTTCTGGTTGCACATTACAATACACCAATTCCAAATGGTACTGTATTGGTAACAATGGCGTGACATTTGCTTGACCTAAAGCATTGACACAGCATTGCAACTCAGTTACAATGCACTATGGAACATCCACTAATCGGCGACTTGAATGACTTGACCCTTGATGAGTTGAGTACCCGAGTCGCCGATCTCAATAGCAAACTCAGTATGGCTATGAGAACTGGCAATGGGCATCTTTGCAATCAAATACGCATGGCCATTGAAAGTTATCAAACCAAGTATCAAGAAAAATTACAAGAATCATACAAAAAAGCTGATGTTGACTTTGGCGACAAAATCAAAATCCAATGAAGCAAAACAAACACGGCGAACAAATATTCAACGAAGCAGATCTAGTTGACTTGATCATGCGTGGATTTGACCCATCTGGGTTTGATGGCATGATTGTGGATTCAAGTGTAGATTTAGAAACAGCCGCACTCATGTTGGACAATGTGCCTAAACTGATTGCCTACAATGATCTAATGGAAACCATGCCCACAGAGGAATACGATCATCGCTGTCAAAGTCGTTGGTACATGAGTGATCAATATCAACACATGGACATAGCAGAACATGTGCTGAGCTTGTGTACCACAGATGCGGAACTGCAACGCTGTGGAGAAGAACTGTTGTTGTTCCAAGAACGCGACTTGTTCAATCTGCTACGTTATCTCAAATATCTTGTGGATGTGATGACACAGAATAATTTGATTTGGGGTGTGGGTCGCGGATCAAGTACAGCCAGTTTTGTGTTGTACAAACTAGGAGTGCATCAAATCAACAGCATGTACTACGAATTAGATCCCGCAGAATTTTTACGTTAAATATTGTTTTAAGGAGATGATCATGGCAGGAAATGTACACAGAACAGCCAATGGTAAAACATTGGACATGCGTAGTTTGGCGCTGAAAAATGAACAAACACGAGCAGTTGGCAACATGAAGGTCAACGCTCGCGGAGATGTTATTAATGATGCTGGCTTGGTTACTCATGCAAAGCCTCAACAGCTTCACAAGCAATACAGCCAACAGGTTCAAGTAAGAAAAGGAAAAGAAGGATGAAACCAGCGTTCAGCGCACACCGATTTGACCGACATCAAATCCACCCATTAAATGACTCAGTTATTGTGTCAGACATGACGTTTGACGAACGCTTTACCACCAGTGGTATTGTGTTGCTCAGTGACAATGGTAAAAGCACAGGTATTCGCCCACGCTGGGGTCAGGTGTATGCCGTGGGTCCTGACCAACAGGATGTTCGAGTGGGTCAATGGGTGTGCGTGGCGCATGGTCGGTGGACCAGGGGTATTGAGGTCGAAGATGAAACTGGCAAGAAAACTCTGCGCAGAGTTGATCCAAACGACCTGCTAATTGTGAGCGACGAACAGCCACAAGACGAAACATTCTCGGCTGCTATTCACGTAGAAGCCAAACCCTCACACATGCAACACACGTGATAATTGATTGGAATGTTGATAGTATCATTTCTGAACTTCAGAAATGTTATTGGGCCACAACAGATCCCAAAATGGACGGTTTTACCACTTGGCGTTGCAAACAAGACTTATATCGTGTACAATTTGCATTAGAAGACATGCTAAACAAATGCCCAACCTATGCTCCTGAACAGGAGTGGTTGGCCGAGCAACAACTGGAACGTGACCAAAAGCAAGTGTGGTCTGTGTTAAGTGCAAAAAA